ATGTGCCGAAACAGCGTCTTCTCGCCGATCGTATACTGGAACGTCATGTATTCGGCGAGCGCGTCCGGGTCGGTCGCAATCTCGGGCAGCAGCGGCAACAGCGCCTTCATCTCGGAAGCGAAATACAAGGTCCCGTCGACCACGGCGTAGTAGAAGGGCTTGATGCCGAAACGGTCGCGCGCGGCGAAGAAGCGCTCGCCGTCCCACAGGCTGAAGGCGAACATGCCACGCAGATGCTGCAGGCAGTCGATGCCCCATTTCGCATAGGCGGCCAGCACGGTCTCGGTGTCGGAGGAGGAGCGGAAGCTCCAGCCGTCCTTCAGCTCGGCCATCAGCTCAACGTAGTTGTAAATCTCGCCGTTGAAGGTGATGACCGTACCGTCATTGCCGATCATGGGCTGGCGGCCAGTCGGCGACAGGTCAATGATCGCGAGGCGCCGATGGGCGAGACCGCAGACATTACCCGGCGCAACCCAGACGCCTTGCCCATCCGGGCCGCGATGCGCGATCAGCTGGTTCATCACCGCGAGCGCATTTGCGAGCTTCGCGATAGGCTGACGCGTCAGCGAGACCGCACCGGCGATTCCACACATGGCAAACTTTCTGACTTCTGGAGCCCTGAGCCGCAGCCGACGGCCGCAGGGCCGACCACCTCGATCCTCAAACGCAGGGGCGGTCTTTAACAGGCTGGTGTGATCTTGTCATGCCGGCCGGAACCCGCGGACCGGCCCCTTACAGAGACACGCCGACGCGCTCGCCCCACATTCCGAGATTGACGATCCGCCACAGGGTGAAGTCGAGGGGCCTGTTGCCGTCCAGCATCTCCTTGGCCAGGGCGCGCACTCCGGCGGCATTCATCAGGCCCGGATAGCGTGCGAGCGTCTTCTCGATGCCGTCCTCGACCTGCCCGCGCAGCGGCCCACGGAACCAGATCTGCTCCGGCGTCGCGAAGCCGAGCTTGTCGCGCCGTTCGCGCACGCTTTCCGGCAGAACATGGGCCATGCCACGCCGCAGGACGCGCTTGGTGTCGCCGCCGACGATCTTGTGGTCATTCCCGAGCGCGAGGTCGAACTCGACGAGCGGATGGTCGAGGAAGGGCACGCGTGCCTCGATGGAATGGGCCATCGAGTTGCGGTCCTCCCAATGCAGCAGCATGGCAAGATTGGAGCCATAGGTCATCGTCATGCACAGCGTCCGGAGGTCAGCCACCGGTGGCAGGCCGAGCTCGTCGCTCGCCAGTTCGAGGGCCGTGCGGGGATTTCCCTTTTCACGCAGGATGTCCGTCCCCAGCCAGTCATGCTGGGTGAGGGCGCGGTGCTGGCGCCGCAACAAGCCACCGAGACCGCGGGGCAGCAACGGCACGAGATGATGCTTGATCTGATCGGTGATCGAGGTGCCGTGGTAGCGGTTGCGTTCGAGGATCGTGGTCAGCAGCTGACCGAAGCGCCGGCGCCGGGTCAGATCGGCCATGTAGTAGGAAAAGCCGCCATGATAGCCGGCGAGCTGCTCGTCGGCCCCCTGTCCGTCGAGCATCACCTTGACGCCGACCCGCCTCGCCTCCTCGAATACGCACCATTGCGCAAAGATCGAGGTCGAGCCGAAGGGCTCGTCCTGGTGCCAGGTGATGTCCGAGGCGCGCTGGAAGACGTCCTCCGCCTTCGGGAAGATATAATGCGGTTCGGTGTGTGCGTGCGCGACGACCGCATCCATGAACGGCTTCTCGTCGACGCTTTTCTCGGCGTAGCAGGCGGAGACGGTGTTGACCTTCGCTCCGCCGCTTCCAGAGCCCATCATCTGCGCCATCAAGCCGACGATGGAAGATGAATCGAGGCCTCCCGAGAGGCACGAACCAACAGGAACATCCGAGCGCAGATGCAGGCGGACCGATTCGGTCAGAAGCTCGCGGAAGCAGCCCGCGGCCTCGTCCTCGGTCAAGGAGATATCGCCGGCAGTGGCCGGATACCAGCGACGTGGCAGCGCCTGCAGGGCAACGTCGCGGCTTGCATCGATCATGACGCATTCGCCGCCGCGCAGCTGGGAGACGCCCTCGAACATGGTTTCAGAGGTATGGTCGGAAATGCCCGAGGCAAGTCGTGAACGCGCGCGACGTTCATGCGACCCGACACTCCGGGAAGACCAAGCAACTGCTTGATCTCAGAGCCGAAAGCCACGCCGCGCGGATTCGTCACGATATAGAGCGGCTTGATGCCGTAGCGGTCCCGGGCGGCAAAGAGCTTCTTGTCGCGATCGTCCCAGATCAGGAAGGCGAACATGCCGCGCAGCCGCGGCAACATATCCTCGCCCCAGAGCATATAGGCGCGGAGCAGCACCTCGGAATCCGATTCCGAGACGAAGACCTCACCCTTGGCCCGCATCTCCTCGCGCAGCTCGATATAGTTGTAGATCTCGCCGTTGAAGACGAGGCGATATCGGCCCGAGGCATCACCCATCGGCTGCAGGCCGGCATCCGAAACGTCGATGATGGCGAGCCTGCGGTGACCAAGCGCAACCGGGCCTTTCGGGCTGGCGAAAACCTCCCAGCCGCGACCATCTGGCCCACGATGCGCAACAATATCGATCCGTTGCGGGTCGGGCTCGAAACCGATCGACCCAAAAATGCCACACATGCGCCAGCCTCTTTGCTGTGGCTTCGAGCAATCTCGTCCGCCAGCACGAACAATCCTGCGCTGCCTTATATTGGCGACACCTCAATCGGTCGAGCCCGAACGATTTTTTCGTCACATCAGCCTTTCATAGCCAGGCCAGCTCGAAGCCCGATTGATCAAGTGCCTTAACCCTTGCCTCCCAATGCCACGCTTGAGTTCTCCCCTCCAATTACCACCCCGCCCTCCTCGAGCGCGAGCTTGATCCCGCGCAGATTGTTATGGGTCGGCACGCGTCTGCCCTTTTCGAAGTCGCGGATTGTTGAGAGGCCGAGATGTGCGGCCTTGGCGAGATCCTGCTGGCTCCAATCGAGGAGCGCGCGGGCGGCGCGGCATTGGGCTGGTGTGATCATGCTGCCGGCATAGCCTGATCAACGCTTTTCGTCGAGTATCGACTATTACAGTTGACTGATGCCCCGACAGGAAGGGAACCGTCCGTCACCGACGATTTTCGTCGCTGGAGGACGATCATGACCCTGATCCTGGAGTTCAAGAACAAGCTCATTTTCTACAAGCCGGGCATCCTGCGGTACGCGATGCGGCAGGCCGGCCCTCAGGTTTCAGGGCTGCAAAGCCGGGCCCAACGACGCGAGCATCTGTCTCAGTCCCTTAAGCGCGGATGGGTGCAGGCGAAGGCTGAGCTCGCGGCGCTTCAACGGCTGCAGGCCCTGACGCCTTCAGGCGCTGCCGTGCTGCTTCGCGACCATGCCGGTATCGGGGCGACGGCCACCTCGCTGAACGAGGCTCCCGCGACCGCGCTTGCCCATCAGCAGCTTCACTGAGGGGGTCACGATGCATCGCACTTTGCTCCCTCCGCTTATCAGGACCTCACAATCCCTGCCGGGCGGGATAACCGTTGAGCCCCTGCCTTCAACCTCCCGGCTCAGCCCGGCCGAGATCGCCCAGGTATACCGAGCCTGGCGGTTCGGACCGGGTCGCACTGTGTCTCTCATCGGGGAGACCAAGCGATGACCAGTACTTTGCGCCATCGGCGCTCATCCGCAGGCGCTCGGCTCACCGAGTTGCACCCTGCCCCGACGATCACCCCGTTGAGTCTATTGAGTTCCGCGCTCGATCGCGGTGTCGACGATCATGTGCTGTCTCAGCTGATCGGCCTGCATGAACGCAGCCGCGCAGAGGAGGCACGCCGCGCCTTCGAGGCAGCCCTCACGGCCGCCAAAGCCGAGCTCCCGGTGATCGCAAAGACGCAGATCGCCAGCATCGGCGCGAAGCAGTATCGCCACGAAGATATCGCCGAGATAGCCCGCACGATCGTGCCCGTTCTGGCGCGCCACGGGCTGGCTTACCGCTTCCGTTCGAACAGTGACGGCGAGAGGGTGAGCATCACTTGCGTGATCTCGCACCGCGACGGTCATAGCGAGGAGAACAGCCTCTCGGCCGGCGCCGATCACAGCGGCGAGAAGAACGCGATCCAGGCGATTGGATCGACCCTGACCTATCTGCAGCGGATGACGCTGAAGGCAGCGCTTGGTCTGGCCGCAGCCGATGACGATGACGGCAAGGCCGCAGGGACGGTCGAGACCATCACCCGCCAGCAGACTCGGGAGCTTCTAGCACTGATCGACGAGGTCGGCGGCGAGCGCGAGGCCCTGCTGCGCTTCTTCAAGATCAAGGCTTTTGCCGAACTGCCGGCGCGCCGCTTCCGGCAGGCGCTGGTGATGCTCAATGCCAGGAAGGGACGGGCCTGATCATGCTCGAGATCATCAACTGCACTCAGGGTTCCCCCGAATGGGCGCAAGCGCGCCTGGGCATCCCAACCGCGTCCGAGTTCGCCTCGATCCTGACCAAGGGGCGCGGCGGTGCCGAGAGCCGGACCCGGCAGACCTATCTCTACAAGCTGGCCGGCGAACGCCTGACCGGCGAGGTGATGGAGAACTTCACCTCACCGCATATGGAACGCGGCAAGCTGATGGAGGAGGAAGCGCGCAGCGCCTACAGCTTTGTCACCGGCCAGAACTGCGAGACCGTCGGGTTTCTGCGCAATGGTCGAGCCGGCGCCTCGCCCGACGCGCTGATCGGCAAGGACGGCCTGCTCGAGATCAAGACCAAGCTGCCGCATCTCCTGATCGAGGCTCTGCTCAAGGGCGAGTTCCCGCCGGAGCACAAGGCCCAGTGTCAGGGACAGCTCTGGATCGCCGAGCGCGACTGGATCGACCTGGCAATCTATTGGCCGGGGCTCCCGATCATGATCACTCGGGCTCATCGCGACGAGACCTTCATCACCGAACTCAGCACAGCTGTCACACAGTTCAACGACGAGC